CGGCTACGCCTACGCGCTGGTGTGGGCCGACGACAACGGCCGACCACAGATCACGATCGAGCATCCGTCTCAGGTGATCGTCGCGTACGCCGCCGGCAGCCGCCGACTGCGGGCCGCTGCGCTGAAGTTGTGGCGCGACGACACCGCCGACCGCGAGTACGCCACCGTGTATCTCCCCGACGGGCTGTGGCGCTACGAACGACGCCTCCCCCACCACAACGCCGGGACCACGGACTGGGTGCCGCGACGAGACGACCCCGAGGTCCACAACCCGCTCGGTGTAGTGCCCGTCGTCGAGTTCGCGAACCGCCCCAAGCTGCTGCGCGGCGCCCGATCCGAGATCGCGTCGGTCATGTCCACCCAGGACCAGATCAACAAGCTGGTCTGCGACATGCTCGTGGCCGCCGAGTTCGGCGCCTACCGGCAACGCTGGGCGGTCGGGGTCGAGATCCCCACCGACCCGGACACCGGCGAAGAACTGATGCCGTGGCGCCACGCCATCGACCGGTTGTGGACCTCGGGATCCGACGACACCAAGTTCGGTGAGTTCTCCGAAACCGACCTGCGCAACTACGTCGCCGCGATCGAGAACCGTGTGCAATCCCTGGCGTCACGGACTCGGACCCCACCGCACTACCTGCTCGGCTCGACCGGCTCGTTCCCGTCCGGCGAGTCGCTCAAGGCCACCGAAACGGGGCTGATCGCCAAGGTCCGGTCCCGCCAACGCCACTTCGGCGAGGCGTGGGAGGAAGTGATCCGCCTCGCGTTCGCGGTGACGGGCGACGAGCGCCGTGACGCCTGGGCGGCCGAGACGATCTGGGCCGACCCCGAGTCCCGCACCGAGTCCGAGCACGTCGACGCGTTGGGCAAGCTCCGCCAGATGCTCCAGGTCCCCCTCGAGCAGCTGTGGTCCGACGCCGGCTACACCCCGCAGCAGATCGGCCGGTTCCGTCAGATGCTCGCGACCGAGGCGATGACGACCCTGATGGCCCAACCCACCACGGTGCAGCAGACCCTTGCGGTGATGCCCCCCGACGTGCCCCCCACCGACACGACACTCTGATGCTCACCGCCGAGCAGCTCGTCGCCGTGGCCCGCGTCCACCAGGCCCAGCTGCTCGCCCTTGCTGTCCGCCACGCCGACCAGCTCCGCCGCCTGTGGGCCCGCCTCGCCCCGGTCGACGACACCGCACTGGCACGGTGGCTCGACACCGCCGTGCCGGCCGCCGCCGCCGCCAACGTCCAAGCCGCCTACGCCGCCGCCGCGTACATCGACCTAGCGGTCGCCGCCGCCACCGACACCCCGATGGTCGCAACCTCGGTCGACACCGTCGCCGCCGCAGCGCCCCGGCCCACACCACCAGCCACCGTGTGGACCAGGCCCGTGATCGTGGTCCGCACAGCGTTGGCCCGAGGCGCCGACCTCGCCACGGCGCAACGCCTCGGCGCCGATCGGGTCGACCAGATCGCCCGCACCGACCCGCCACTCGCCGCCCGAGCCGCTGCCCACTCATCGATGAGCGCCTACCCCGAGGTCGTCGGCTACCGCCGTGTCCCCGACGGTGACGCCTGCCCGTTCTGCCTGCTCGCCTCGACCCAGCGCTACCACGTTCGGGACCTGATGCCGTTGCACAGCCGCTGCGGCTGCACCGTCGCCCCGATCATCGGCACCGTCGACCCCGGTCACGTCATCGACCGTGGCCTCGCCGACCGGCTGATGACCGACGACCCCGCGCTCGGCCGCCGCGGTGCCGCCCGACAACGCGCCAGGGACCTGGCCGCCGAAGGCCGGGCGGCCGCCGACCGCGTCGGGATCACCGAGCTCGGCCCGACGCTCATCACGCGCTGACCCCGGGCGCTCAACCGGGGGCCACTCCACACGGAGGAACCCAATGCCCGACGACGACACCCCTGACCCGTCCACCCCGCCGCGCACGTTCTCGCAAGCCGAACTCGACGCCGTGGTACGGGATCGGCTCGCCCGCGAACGCGCCAAGTACGCCGACTACGACGACCTGAAAGCGAAAGCGCTCCGCTTCGACGAGCTCGACGCCTCGGCCAAGAGCGACCTGCAGAAGGCTCAGGAAGCCGCCGCCGCCGCCGAGCAGCGAGCGAAAACGGCCGAAGATCGGGCCCGCACCACGCTGCTTCGATCGACGGTCGTCGCCGAGGCGGTCCGCGCCGGAGCGGTCGACCCTGACGCCGTCGCCGCGCTCCTTCCTGCAGACGCCATCACCATCGGCGACGACGGCGCCGTCGTCGGCGCCGCCGAAGCGATCACCGCCCTGCTCGAGGCCAAGCCCTACCTGCGCGCGGCCACGACCACCCCACCGGCATCCGGTGGGGGCACACCGCCTCCGGCACCCAAGCCGGGAGCGGCCGACGCCGGCCCACGGGGCACGGCGGCACCCGGACAGCTCAAGCGAGATGACCTGGCGTCGATGACGCCCGAGCAGATCGTGGCAGCCAAGACCGAGGGACGACTGAACCACCTGCTCGGCATCAGCTGAGCCCCGGACCACAGGAGCACCCGTGGCCATCAACGCGTTCATCCCGGAGGTCTGGGCCGCCGAGCTGCTGACCTCCCTCAAGAAGAGCCTCGTCTACGCCCAGCCGACCGTCGCGAACCGCAACTACCAAGGCGAGATCACCGGGCAGGGCGACACCGTCCGGATCACCTCGATCAGCCGACCGACCATCGCGACCTACTCCAAGGGGTCGACCCAGATCGTCCCCGAGCAGCTCACCGACGCCCAGCGCGCCCTGCTCATCGACCAGGCGAAGTACTTCGCGTTCGAGATCGACGACATCGACATGGCTCAGGCCCGCGACGGTGGTGCTCTCATGAGCGAAGCGGCCCGCGAAGCCGCGTACGGCCTGCGTGACGTCGCCGACCAGTACGTCTCCGGGCTGTACACGGGCGTGCAGTCCGCCAACCAGATCGGCACCCGCTCCATCACGACCGGCGCCCTCGCCTACACCGCGTTGAAGGATCTGCGCGTCAAGCTCGACGAGGCCAACGTGCCGCTCGAAGCCCGGTTCGTCGTGGTCCCCCCGTGGTTCCACGGCCTGCTGCTCGAGGACGCCAAGTTCGTGAAGGTCAACGAGGCCGGCACCGACCAGGGGCTCCGCAACGGCATCGTCGGCCGAGCCCTCGGCTTCGACGTCCTCGTGTCGAACAACGCGCCGCTCGTCACCGGCGACGACTACGCCGTGATCGCCGGCTACCCCGGCGCGATCAGCTACGCCGAGCAGATCGTCAAGACCGAGGCCTACCGCCCCGACGACTCGTTCTCCGACGCGCTCAAGGGCCTCCACGTCTACGGCGCCAAGCTCGTCCGCCCCGACGGTCTGGCCACGATCCTCGCGTCGATCACCTGAGCCGGCACCACCCGTCGAACCCATCGAACTGATCGGAGAACACGATGCCCCGCACCGCCGTCACCCCCACCGCCCTGGTGGCCAACTCCTCGATCGCACGCCCGGCCGGCACGACGATCGACGCCACGCTCGTCAGCAACGGCGTCGAGATCGCCGCAGCGCCGACCGAGGAGATCATCGTCGAGGTCACCCAGACCGACGCCGCCGCCAAGACCGTCACGATCCGCAAGGGCGCCGCACCCCCGGCTCACGACGCCGGTCAGGGTGACCTCACCGCCAGCCTCGCCCAGAACGCCGTCCGGTTGTTCGGGCCGTTCACCTCGGGCCGGTTCGCCCAGGCCGACGGCAAGATCAACGTCGACTTCGAGACCGGGACCACCGGCACGCTGCGCGTGTACCGCTGCCCGCGCACCGCCTGATGGGCTGGTACCGGACCTCGGGCGGGGCGGTCCTGGAGATGGACGTCCCCCCCGAGGGAAGCCAGCGGCGCGAGCACTTCGACGGCAAGCTCGCCGCCGGCGAACTCGTCGAGCTGTTCGACGTCGAACGCGTCGCCCTCCCGGACGGCGGCTACATCTGGCTCGACACCGCCGTGCCGGCCGTCTTCGACCCCGAAGGTGATGTCGCCCCGCCCGTCGAGGGTGAGACCGAGAACGTCGGCGAGCGTCCGAAGGGTCGTCGCCGGCCGTGACGGAGGCGGAAGCGCTGCAGCTGCTCAGCGGACTGGTCGCTCCCGGCGACTGGCCCGAGCTCGACACCGACGACCTGATCGAGTCGCTGCAGCGCGCCCGCCGCCCCGACGCCGCCGGCAACGACCCGCGTAACACCACCAGCGCCGCGGTGTGGCAGCCCGGCACCACCTACGTGCTGTTCGACCATGTGCGCCCGACGGCCGGCACCGGCCGGTTCCTGCGCTGCGTGCGCGCCGGGACCTCGGCGGCCACCGAACCGACGTGGCCGTCGCTGACAACCACGTCCGGGGTGCTTGTCACCGACGGCGCCGGCACGTTGCGGTGGGAGACGTGCGGCACCACGTGGCGGCCCACCTGGGCGCTGGACGCCGCCGCCGCGGACTGCTGGCGGCGCAAGGCCGCCAAGGCGGCGGGAGCGTTCTCGTTCACGGCTGACGGTCACACCTTCCAGCGTCAACAGGTCGCCGCGAACTGCCTGCGGATGGCTGCGGTCCACGCCCGACGCGCGCACGCCACGGTCATCACGTGATCACCGTGGCGGAGCTCACCGCGATGCGCGCAGCCATGACCTGCAGCTTCGAGCAGACCTGCACCATCCGCCGCCCGTCCGACGTCGTCGACTCGACGGGCGGCACGACCCGCACCTGGGCCGACGCCATCACCGTCGCGTGCCGGATCGCCGGCGAGGACGCCGTCGGCCGCTCCGAGGAGGACCGCCACGGCAGGGTCGAGGCGACGACACGATGGACGGTGACGCTCCCGCACAACACCGACGTGCGGGTCGCCGACCGGATCGTCACCGCCGGCCGGACGCTCGAGGTCGTACGCGTCGACGATCTCACCGCACTGCGGGTCTCGACCCGGGTGCAGTGCACCGAGGTGCGCTGATGGCGGCGACGGTGCGGGTGGTCCGCAACCAACTGCCCACGCAACGCCAGCTGCTCGCTCTCGCAGTCGCCGCAGCGGTCGAAACCACGGCGCAGGACATCGCCACCACGGTGAAGCAACGATCTCCGAGCCGTCCGGTGGCGGGCACGGTCACCGTCCGCCGCCGCGGTGCGCTCGTGCGGGTCGTGCAGGTCGGCCGCCGCCGGCGCGGGTTCTACGCCGGGTTCCTCGAGTACGGGGCCCGGTACCGGCCGGCGACACCGTTCGTCACCCCCGCAGCGGGCGCAGCTCGCCGCCAGTACCAGGTCGCCGTCGGTGAGTCGCTGCGCCGCACCCTCGCCCAGGCCCGCTGATGGCCGACGAGACGACCCGCATCGACACGTGGCTCCGAGCCCGGCTCGCCGCCGACTCGGCGCTCACCGCGGTCGTCGGGACCCGCCTGTACGGCGAGCTCGCCCCCCAGGCCACCGCCACCCCGTTCGTCGTGTGGCAGCTCGTCGACGTCGACGACGTCGTGGGCGCCACCGCCGCGACCCGCATCATGGTCACCTCGACGTGGGCGGTGAAAGCCGTCGCCGACGCCGCCACGTTCGCCGGGCCGCTCGCCACCGCCGCTGACCGCATCGACGCCGTGCTCCACGCCGCCGTCGGTGGCGCCGCCGGCGACGCCACCGTGTGGACCGCCGTGCGGGAACGACCGCTTCGCCTCGTCGAGGTCGACGACGGCGTCACCTGGCGCCACCTCGGCGGGATCTACCGCATCTGGGCCACCTGAGGAGAACCCCATGACGACTCGTCCGTCCGTGCTGCAGGTCGCCCAGTGGGGCGCCGAAACGACCGAAGGAACCTCGGTCGCAGCCAACCGCACCCTCCCATCGATCCCGGTCGGCATGGCCGTGGCCGGCGAGGTCAACAAGTACCCCGCGCTCGGCTTCAAGGCACCCACCGTCGCCGCCCCGGGCCGCGAGTGGACCGAGGTGTCGATCCAGGACCACGCACCCACCTACGACGAACTCACCTACCTCCTCGCGTCGGCGCTCGTGAACCCGTCCCCGGTGCAGCAGGGAGGCACCACCGCGTACCTGTGGACGTTCACGCCGTCCCCGTCCGCGGCCGACACCATCGCCACCTACACCGTCGAGCAGGGCTCGTCGTTCCGGGCGCACAAGGCCACCGGCGTGTTCGTGTCCGAGCTGACCCTCAAGGGTGACCGTCAGTCCGTGACGTGCTCAGGCAAGGCGATGGGCCGGCTGTTCTCGGACGGGATCACGATGACCGGGTCTCCGACCGCTGTCGCGCAGATCCCGATCCTGCCCAAGCACGTCGACGTGTACATCGACTCCACGTCCGGTGCGCTCGGAACCACCAAGCAGACCCGGCCGTTGTCGTGGGAGCTGTCCGTGAAGCGGTTCGCGCCGCTGTGGGTCGTCGACTCGGCGAACACGTCGTTCGCGGCCCGGATCGAGACCGAGATCGAGCTCGGCCTGAAGCTGAAGATGCAGGCCGACGCCCAGGGCATGGCGCTGCTCGCCAACTTCCGGTCGGGCGCGCTCGCGTACGTGCGGGTGGTGGCCACCTCCGACGCAGTCGCTGGCACCGCCTACCCCTACAAGCTGCAGTGGGACGGGGCGTTCGCGGTCGACGGCGCCCCCGGTGAGATCGCCGACTCCGACGGGGTGTTCGCGCTCGACTGGTCCCTGATGGGCATGTCCGACTCCGGGTGGTCGTCAGGTCGGATGCTGTCGGTCGCGCTCACCAACCGTCGCACGGCGCTGTGATGGGCTTCGACCTCGACCGCATCACACTTACCACCCGCGCGACAGCCGTCGACTTCGCCGGTGGCCACGTGCTGCACCTCACCTACGCCCCCGGGCAGATCACCCCGATCGCCCAGGCCCGCGCCAAGGCGGCCGCCGAGGCCGACGACCCGCTCGTGCTCGCCCAGGTCCTCGCCGCGATCGTCGTCGACTGGGACGTGACCCGCTCGGGAACGCCGGTGCCGCCAACCGTCGACGCCATGGCGGACTTCCCGATCGAGATCCTCGGCCGCATCCTCGGCGCGATCGGCGAGGACGCCCAACTGGGAAAAGCGACCGCCGCGACCTCCGACGCTGGGTCGCGACCGACGGGAACCTGATCCCCTACGACGGGTGGACCCCGCCGCTGTGGTGGCGGCTGATCGTCGCTGCCCGCTGGGCCCGTGTCGCACCGTGGGACCTCGCCGCCCGGCCCTCGTACTGGGTCGAATGGATCGAAGCCTCGATGGAGGCCGAAGCCGAAGCCGACAAGCACCGCAGGGGGTGAGTCGTGGCGATCGAAGCAGCAGTCCTCGAGGTCGTCGTGCGCGGCGACACCTCCAACGCCGAAGCGGCCCTCGGACGCATGGACCGCAAGGTCGGCGAGTCGGGCGG